TATTATGTTTAATTACATTCTTGTTCATTTTCAGTTCGGTGTATTTTGATTTACGATTATTGTTTATCTTATAAATATTTGGATACATAGAACATAACATATTAGATGATTCTTTTTCTATTTCTGCCCTACCTCCATTATCTTGCATACCTCCTTTATTAGTATAGTTGTTTGTTAGGCAAGATATAAAATTGAATCTTGCAATATCACCTAATACATTGTAATAAAGAACACTCCTCTCGTAGTCTGTTTTTGTTTTCATTTTACATAAGAGCCTACTATCATTAAATGATTTGAATCCAAATAGATTAGCAACAATGTAAGTCAGTCCCACATCTATGGTTTTACTCATAAAGAATTTATTTGAACTTGGATATACACCAAATGAATTTATATTATTCTTTAAACAATATGATTCAATAAATTTAAATAGTTTAGTTATATCGTTTGTAACTAATGATTGTATCTTCTTAATATCATCTTCTATTACAAATATAAATTCATTACAATCAAAATAGTTCTGTATGTAGTTAAATTTGTCTGTAGCGTTATTGGTGTTACATAATATTAAATTATATCCAATACATTCTTTTTGGTATAACTTATAATCTTGTACATCACTTATAAAGATAAAGATATCTTTCTTATCAATCTTTTGTAATAAACTTAATGTCAATTTATTTATTACATCAGACCTCCTATGTGTAGGTATGGCTATCTTCATATTAAATCAGCTATGTTATTTACTATTGAAATATATTTCGGTTTATACTTGCATACTCTTAATCCTTCTGCCACTGCAAATTTTAAAACATCTGAACCGAATGCTTCTTTTATTTTATTTGCTTCCGAATATTTATGTTCATAAGCAACCAGGCTAAAGTATGATTTTCCTGCATCTGTCAAATAGCTTCCAAAGATATTCTTATAGTTTGAATCTATACAATATATCTTATCTGACACTAATACATTATCCGTTGATAAATCTCCGTGAAACATTGTTCCACTATGCTTTGGATATATTAAATCTTTAACCTTATCAGATGAATGTTTTATTGGTTTTAAATTATTTAGATAGGTGCCAAAAGAATATCTTTCCATTTCTATTCCTTTCATCTTATTGATTATAGAAATAAAATGATTTGCATTAGGTTTACTGTATTCTTTAATTCTTTCTGTGATAATTAGTTTATCATTACAAAACAATACTTTAGGAACATCTAAATATCTTTCAGCTAATTTATACCACTCAAATTCAAATAAGGCTTCTTTTGTTTCTTTTATGATTGTATCTTTCGTGAATACAATTTTGTTTTTAGTGAAAGGACTACAAAGAGAACTAAATTCTGCATCTTGATTAATTGTCATATCATCAATATACAAACTCGCATACTCTTTATTAAAACTTATTGAATCAAAAGGCACATTGTATTTATGTAACCAGGCTTCAATAAGGTTATAATAATTTTTTACTTTATCTTCATAAGATAGATTTGATTTTGAACCTCTCGCAGTAACAATTTTTATTACAGGATTAATTTCCTGTCTTAATTTATTCAATCTATCAATCAAAGAAATATTTGGTTCTAAAATACTGATGTGGCTTTTATTACCCAATGCCAATGTTCCATCAAAATCAACTGCTATAATCATAATGCTTCAAAGTAATCTTCTATGTCACCTAATCTTATAAATTTGTTTTCTTTATACGTATTTGCTCCTATCATTCCTGATGCTATACTATTATCATCTTTCATTTTATTTAATAGTTTATTTATAGATTTCACATAATAAAGCCCACTACATTTATGTTTAGATATATTACCTCTTTCTGATGCTTCGATAACTATTCCATTATGAATAACTAACGAACCATATTTATTCTTATCGCTTTCAAAATAAAAGATTGTGTCTTCTTTTAAATCTAAAATTAAATCACTATCAAATATTGGTATAATATCACAGTCAACAATCAAACAATCTTCTTCAAACCTTATTTGTTCTAAAGTTTCTTTTCTTGAATTAGTTTTCTTACCTCCGATTATTTTAGCCGTAGGAAATATTTCTATTATAGAATCAATTATTCTTTTGTTTTCGTAATACAATAAATGTTTATCTATAGGACTAATAGATTTCATTCTTTCACCCTTTCCTCCTATGGTTATGAAAACATTCATTATTCTTTCTCTTTCTCTTCTTTTAGTTTCTCCATTAAGAAACCTCCAATGTATAAACCTTTATGTCGCCAATACTTAATTATCTCTTGTGCTTGTGGAAAGTGTTCTGCTTCAAATTCTATCTGTATAGCTTTCTTTACTCCATCTGTCATCTCGCCTAACTCTTTAGAAACATCTTCATCATCTAAGATAGAATAGTCTACATCAGTTGGTTGATGCCATACATCAAATCCCCATTCTGATAACTGTTCTGAATCCCAATCATTAGCCAGGTCATCCCAATTCCAATCTCCAAATCCAACATTATCTTTAATAATAAATTCTCTTTGTTGTTGCTCTGTTAATTCACTTGCTTTGATAATATACACTTCGTTTAGCCCTGCTTCAATACAGGCTCTTAAACGCATATTTCCACCAAGAACAACCATATCTTCATTGACTACGATTGGTCTTATCTCAAGCATTTGAGGGAACTCTTTTATTGATGTAACAAGTTTTCTAAACTTATCATCTTTAATAATTCTTGGATTATTTTCGTTTGGCTTTACTGCCGATATTTTTACTTTTTCTATTTTCATTTCTTTCTATTTTGATATAAGTTTTTTGTTTGTACTATTTGAGTTTCTTCTTTTGGATTATCTGTTTCATATTTGTTCACGAACCTAATCATATTCTTCACTGCTTGAACCATACATCCTTGGCAATCACCTGACCTAATTCCTGTTATCTCTTGGCTATATTCTTTTATTCTTATCAATTGATAATTCGTTCCACACCAGGAACTTTCCTCTTCAAATATTTTTAATAATTTCAGTATTGTGAATCTCTCATCAAATAAAGGAGTGCTTTGCATCTCTTCATATATTTCTTTGAATCTTTTCATTTTTAAAATTTAAATAATAATCTTTTTAACATAATTGAACCATAAGTACCATATCCTGCATAAGCGAAAGGCTCTGCATAAGTTTGCAAATTGAAAACATAAGTAACCACACATACCCAAAAAGTTAGGCATACTATACAATTGAATGGTTTAAAATCTAACCACTTTGGAAATTGAGTAAGTGAAAAGAACGATACGAAAACCATCGCTATTCCAATTGAAGTTAATATCATTTTTTTAATATTTGTTTGTATGCGTTATATCTTAATTCAGCTATCTTATCAATTGATTGAACTTGTACATCTAAGTATAACTGTTCAGCCAGGTCTTTAATCATATTTGGATTACGAATTAGCTTTACCATTTGCCTATACCAATCGTGTTTATTCTTTGCGATTAGGCAGTTCTTATCTGTAAGTAATGTATTGTATGGATGTACATCTGAAACGATTACTGCTTTCTTTTTGAATCCTGCTTCTAATAATTTTAAATTAGATTTCATATTGTTGAACCTTGTATTCTTCAATGGAATCAAAGCCACATTTATTCTATCATAAAAGTAAGCATAATTATGTACATCTGTACTTGGAAATATTTCAAAGTTATTTTCATTCGCCTTACCTTTGCAAGATAGCACTCCTAACATTGCTTCTGATTCGCCATCTCCTTTTGCGTATCCACCATAAATCATTTTGAAACTATCCTTATACCTATAATCAGTATATAATGCTAATAAGCTATCGTGCATAAGCATAATATCATCAAAATGCGTTATACTACCACTCCATCCAAATACTGCTTTTAAATCGCTTTGAAATGGTTTTGATTCAAATTGTGCAAATGGAGGTAATCCGTTAGGAATTAAATATGTTTCTTTCTTTCCGAATTCTTTATGTATTTCATCAGCTAACAATTGATGAGTACAAGTTATAACATCAGCATATCTAATAGAGTCTTTCACATCAGCACCGACACCATCTCTTTTTGATACATTGTATAGAATATGGTTGGTTGGAAGTTGAAAATCATCATCCATATCTAATACAAATTTCACTCCTGCTTCTTTTATTTTTTTAGCCACTTTTTTTGATTCAAGTATCTTTGACATAGTTCTATTGCCAATAATTAAATCAAATCTTTTTATAAATTCAATCGAATCTACTCCATCAATAATATCTGAATCTATATCTCCTACTTGATGTACTTCCACATCATTTGCATAATATTTTGCTAATGCCTTATGTGGATTCAATAAACGATGATAATCAACTCCATTTAAAGTTGATTTCTCGCCAGGTTTAGTCTCTGTGTAACTTGGTATTATTATTAATATTTTCATTGCTTTAAAATTTTAGATAATTCTTTTATTCTATTTTTAGCTTTTCTTAAAGTCTCGTAGCTAATTCCTGTCGCTCTATGTACTTTAGATAGTGTTCCAAGTTGGTTGTAATGTAATAAGATTCTGTTATCCATCTCATCAAGTTCTAACATAAATTCTTCAATGCTTTTTAAATCAACATTGTAACCTATTTCTTCTTCATCTAATACATTATCTATTGCTTCTTGATGGTTATCTTCTTTAGAGTATATGTATCCATAGTCTTCGTATTTATAAATGATGTAGCCAAGTTTACCTTGCTTTGAAATAATGTTCCTTGCGACACAAAAAAACCAAAAAGGTAGATGCTCTTTGGTTGGTAAACGTTCTTCTTTAATGGTTAAAATTTGCTCACAAACTTCTTGGAAGATATCTTCACAATACTTCTTATTGATTTTAAAGCAAGTAGTACGATAACTTTCATTGCTTAAAACGTGGCTTATAATTTCTTCTCTTGTCAAAATTTTTACATAAAAAAAGCACCAATAAATTGATGCTCCAAAAATAGTTTGTATTCTATTTTATTTTATCCACAAGTTTTAAACTAAATCTTATGAATTGTTTTCGTACTCTAACATATCATTGTATGCTAATTCACATTCGTGTTCTTCTGAACCACCCTCTTCAATTTCTGATTTGGCTAAATAAAATAACTCGGTGATTTCATCTCTGTAACCAGGGTTACTATTGATGATTCTGATTGCTTCTGTTTTTAATTGTCTTATGTCCATTTTATATTAAATTAAATTATTGTCTGCGAATGAATAATACTTATCTAAATCTTCTGCTAAAATTAGATGGTCAGTTACTTTGATATCAAATAAATTTAGGGCTTCTGATATCTTGGTTGTTATTGTTTTGTCTTGAATACTTGGTGTTAAATTACCACTTGGATGATTGTGTGCAAGAATAATCCTTGTGGCTAAACTATCTATTGCGTACTTGGCAACTATCCTTACATCTACTACAGTACCAACTATCCCTCCTTGGCTAATTTTAGCATAGCCAATACATTTCGCAGCATTGTTTAGCATCATTATAAAAAAACTTTCATAAACACCTATATCATCACTATAGAACTGCCTAATAAACTTATTTGCATCTGCTGATGATAATATAGCTTCAGAAACAAAATTAGTCTTATTTTTTCTTATTTCGTATAAATTAGTTTCCATTATATTAATTTCTATATTTTGTTATATGGTTTAAATCTTTAATCATTTGCATTGTAGCAATAAATTTCCAAGTACTAACTTCACGATGTAATGAACCTGTGCTATTTTCTCTTACATTGTAATCTTGGTTGATATGACCATTAAATCTTTCTAACCAATATCTCATTGCTTCTTGTTCACCTAATTTAACCACATCCTCTAAAATAGCTTTGTAGTGTTCTAACTTATATTGCTCCATAAATAAGTCTTCACCTATCCAAGATAATTCATAAGTGTAATTTTCCATAAGCCTTGTTTTTAATTTTAAAACATTTACTTCTTTCATTCCGATGATAATTTCTAAATCTGTTTTCATAATTTTTATTTTTTTTAGTTGTTGATTGTAGAACGAAGATAAAATAACTTTTTGAATAAAAAAATTATTAATCAATTATTTTTCTGTATGTTTTATAAATAGCACATTTTTAGGTAATTAAAATTTATTTACAACTACTGCTTTTGATTCATTTAGCAGATAAACACCTTTATTTACTTTATCGTTATTTTCAAATTCTGTAGTTTTGCTGCATAACAATTCTTCTTTTTTAGGTAGAACCAGGTTATCTAATAAAAATAAATAATTACCTTTAATATCTTCTACAAAATAAAATTTTAACATATCTAATTCCATAAGCCTTTCGTATTTATAAATTTCTAATAATTTTGCATAATAATAATCGTGCCTTTGCTTTAATTCAATTATACAACTATATCCTTTTGGTGTAAAACCTTTTCCATCATAATGCTCAAAGCTACCTCCTGTCCATTCTAATTGCCAACCATCTTTATTAAAGTCATTAATTATTTTCTTTTCCCAATTATCTTTATCTAAACTCAAAATTTATCTATTTTGTTTAAGGTGTTAATTTGTTTTTCTAATTCAGCTATTTTATCAAGGAATATAAATTGTTCTTTTTGTAATCTTTTGGCTTTAGACCTTAATAAAACATTTTCATAATTAAATTTAGCAAATACTCTCGCATTAAATTCCTGCATACGATAAAGTATTTCAAGATGTTTTAAACCATTATCTTTTTGAACACCTTGTGACTTTATTACTTTTAATTCAAACTCTTCTATAAACGTATTGAACTCCCAAAAATCAAAGAATAAATCTTTGTTATGGTTATCTGAACCAAACAATGAGAAGTATTTATTAATTTCAGTAAGTAATAATTTATACTTTATACTTCTTATATTTTCTATCTCTTTGTATTCGTTGTATGTCATTAGAATGGTATATTAGATTGATAAAAAGAATCTACTTTACTTTTGTTATTATCTACATTATTGAATGGAGTCGGTATATATCTATGGTAACCTTCAAACTCTTCGTAGTATGCGTTTTTAACCAGGTCAAATCCTAAACTAAATCTACCTTTTATTCCTACTACTTTTGGCTTGGCTTTCCTTATATCTATGTCTACTATATTAGACTGAATAAAATTACCATTATGTTCAATGTAATTCCTATGAATACAAATTAATGATTGTGCTTTAGCATACCAAACACTACCTCCCTCAATCTCATCAGGTCTTGGTGCTCTTGGAAACTGTTCTCCTTTCTCTACAGTAGGATTTCTTGCGTGGCATACCATAATATTATGTATGTTATGATATTTAGCGAATCTATTCCACTTAGGTAAAGCATACTTTAAATACTCGCTTATTAAACCATTACCTCTACCTTTCAAATCGTGGTCTAAGTCATTCCAATTATCTATTATAGCCAGGTTACAATTATATAATTTTTTGGCTTCTTTGACATACTCAAACCATTGTTCAAAACTAATTCCTGCTTCATCGTTTCCATCTATAACTGTAAAGTACTCTTGTACGAATGCCTTGGCACTATACAATTCTTTTTCAGTAATATAGTTCTTGTGTGCTTTATTCATTGACTTTCCTGTCAAGCAATGTATAAGTTCGCAATATATCTCCGCAGCAGTTCCTGTTTCAGGCGAATATATAATTGGTCGCATACCATAATTAACTACCATAGAGATAAGCAATTGATACATAAATTGCGATTTACCACTTGTAGGATGTCCGTAAAGGATTGTTGTATTTCCAAGCCTTAGGTTATAATGATTTCTTGCACCTTCAAATCCAATATAATATCCACCCCTCATTCCATTTTCATATAAATCCATAAACTCTGAATCTACTTTCTTGTCATTTATCTTTAGTATGTTTACCATATTATTTTTTTCTCCTCTATTTTGTTTTCAGCCTTATTGAATTTCTTATTATTGTTTTCCCAAGTGATAAGCCTTTTATCAACTTCAAAAGTGTTTTCCATAGCCATCCTCATTTTACCTTTATCATTCTTTTCTGACCAGTATCTATAGAATGAATTTAAAATGTCTTTTGAATATTTATCTTTATACTTTGATAGTTCATCAATAAATTCTTTATCAGAACATTTTTTGTATTTAAATATTATTACATTATCATTTACAGTTACATTAACATTTAGGCTTTTTTGGGTTTCTTGAAAAAGGCTTGGGTTTTTTGGCTTTATTTGGTTATCTTCTATTTGTTTTGGTCTTCCACCTTTCTTGCCATTTAATGATTGTTTTTCTTTGAACTTATCCCAGGTTACTAAATCTCTTTTTAGTTGTTGTTTAATAGGTTCAAAACACAAGTCAACTATGATATCATCAACTTGAGGATTTAAATCGTTAACATACTCTAAAATAGTTAAAAAAAGTAATCCGGCTTTGTCTTGTGGCATTTTTTTAATCGTATGGATTAAATCAGCATAGAGGATAAATGATTTTTTATTTTCTGCCATAATTATAAAATGAAAAAGCCCCAAATCAAGTCGTATTTGATAGGGGCAATTTCTATAATCAACTTTGGAAAATTTGAAATAGATGTGGTTATTGAGATACGACCTACAATAACACTTGCAAAACTAAATATTTTACTTCACTACAATTAACTTTTTATCAACAATTAACTTGTTGAAGAAATCTTTTGTGTAAGACATACTTTGTAAATAATAATTTTCATCTTCACAAATTAAATCTACTGTAGAGAACAATGTATATTTACATTTAAATATTTTTTTGTGTTTTAAATCTTTGATTGCTTGTATTTTCATTTTAGTATAGTAATAATTTTATTGTTTCTGCTATTCTATTGTACTTATTAGCGAATCTTTTATCGTATTCTAATAAATTATCAACTGATTTTATTGCGTGTATTATAGTCGTATGGTCTTTTCCATAAGATTCTTTTTGCCCAGGTCTTGATGTAAGATATAATAAACCAATTTCTTGTAATGATAATAATGTATGTTTCCTAATGAAATACATAGATAATTGTCTTGGCTCTACTAATGTTCTTCTTCTAATAGATGATATTAATTCACTTTGTTGAAGACCCCACTCTGTAGCACAAATTTGTATTATCTTGTTTCCGATTTCATTATAGCTTAAAAGGTCTACATTTGTTTTCATAAACAATTTACAGGAACTTCCTGTCGCTTCAAAAATTTTATTTTCCGCTTCTTCTATAATCTTAATTATAATTTCTTTACTTTCCACTTGTTTTATATTTGTTTTTTAAAAATTCTAACTCTAAATCACTCCACTTGTATACTCTTGTTTCTTCAGCCAGGAGTTCTAAGTCTTTAACCTTTTGTTCGCCAATCCTAATAACCAATCCTGCTCTATAATTACTTTCATTGCCATTTAAATATGTATTACATTTCCTGCATTGCTTATGTACATTGAGTTCATTAAAAATAACTCCTCTGTATAGTTCTGCTTTTTTGTAATGCCCTCCATCCCATAATTTTGTTTCTTTAACATTACAACTTATGCAAGGTGAATCTTTATCACGCATCCTTATCCACCTTTGAAATATGACCTTGACCTCATTCACTCTCTGTGTATATGTCTTTAACTTTTGTAGCTTTACTTTCTTTTCAAGTTTAAGAATATTTGTTTTTACAGGTTTACTAAATGCTAATGTAATCGCACATTTAGGACTACACACTATTTGAGTACTTTTATAAGGAGAGAACCAGGCTAAACATACTTTACATTTTTTGTCTTTCATAGAGTTTAAAGGGGAGATATATAATACCTCCCCTTGTTTTTTTAGAATGGTAAATCTGTTGATGGTCTACTTAAATTAATAGCATTAATGTTATGGTAGTATTTACCATTGTACTCTCTGCTATCTACTGAAAATGTAACTTCAACATCTCCACCGATTTGATGGCCATCTAATTGGTCTTGTTTTGATAAACTAAAGGCAATTAGCTTTGGATACTTCTCATCCAATGTTTGAATTGCGAACTCTACTTTACTCCATTCTTTTCCTGCTTTGGAAACTCCTTTTTCTTCTTTACCTATGTAGGTAATTTTTCCTTTTACTTTGTACATATTAGATTATTGGTTGTTTTAAAATTTGAATTAATGCATCTCTTTGCTCCGATGCTTGTGCTACTTCTTGAAGGATTTTAGACTGAACTTCTAAATCTGCTTTTACTATTTTGTAAAATATCCTTACGTTTAAAGGTAAATCTATTTCAATTTTGTTACCATCAAAATCATAATTCGTGGATGTTAAATAGCGAACTAAATAATGATTAATAACCGCAGGATGTCCTTTCTCTAAATTGTGTTTTGATAATGATAGCATCTGCATTTGTGCTTGATAAAAATAGGCTTTAGGAACGTTTTGAAATTCAGGCTTACTATCATTTAGCATCATCATTTTTTGTTCAAAAAACTTTTCTGTAGGGCATTTTAAATCAATACTTGCAACCATAACACCATCAAAATTAAATAACGCAGCATCAGGTGTTGAACCACAATTATCATTGATTGGAAAATATTCAGAATCTAAATATCTTGCATCAAGACCAGTTACTTGTATAAACGATTCTAATGCTTCTAATTCGTTTACATTTCCGTGTTCAGTATGTTTGCTTGTAAAAGACTTTCCGTATCCTTTAATCTTCTCAATAGCCTTATCCATTATGTAGCTATCTCTTGTAGCACCCTTACCTCCAACAAATAAGTTGGAGATAGTGGATGCAGTGAACTTTCCAATTCTATGATTACTTAGCATTTAATAATTCCTCCACTTCTTTAGTTAGGAAGTATTTAGCCTTTACTTTATTTATATCTCCACCTTGCTCTTTTATGTAATTTAATGCATCTAAAAATGCTTGACTATTTTTGGCTAAAATTGGTTTAGAGTTTGTGACATTGTCATTATCTGCATCGGCTTCTCTTTCATCAATTAAGAATAAACCATTAAGAGCATATTTTCTTGCATATGAACTCGCAGTCCCTGTAGTTTGTTCTGATGACATACCTTTATGCTCACTTGTTTCGGCATAACCATTACAATCTACAAAGTACTCACCAAGTCTAATGGTGGCAGTAGATTTAATAAAGACTTTATTACCCAGGCTTATAATATCATCACTGATAGTTAATAACGCCCCATACTTTGCCAAAATAGGCTTTACTGCTTCCAAGATATCTTCTGCTGAACGATACTTGTACTTTCCGAAACTGTTGTAGTTTCCTTTTGGAACTCTTAGTTCCGCTTGAATTTTAATTAAATTTTCCATTGATTTTTTTGATTTGTTTTTTGGTTTGAATTAATTGGTTAAAAAAAATGTCTATATGCTCTCTGTATTTATTAATTTGCAATATAGTTTTATTTGTTGGTACTTCCTGCATAAGTATTAATATTTCTTCCTCAAGTTTTTGAATTTGAAGCGATAAAAATGCTTCATTGATTTCTAAATCAGTTCTCTTAGATATAATCTTAAAATTGTATTGTAATTCCTTTAGCTTATTTTCCATATCTAAAAACTTCATACTATTTCTTTTTAAATTGTTCAATAAATTCATTAAAATTTGGTGCATCTCCTTCACTAATTGGTCTATCAAATCTTTTACAAGCATCCCAACACTTTTCCATATCTTCCTCACTATACATTCTTTCTTGTTGCCATTTAGCACCTTTAACAATTCCCACCGATTCAATGTATGATTTAGATTCTCTGTTTATAAAATCTCCAAGTGTTTCTTGGTTAGACATAATTTTAGAATTAAATATTCTTTCTTCTTTCTTTGCTGCTTCAGTATAAGTAAGTACTTCTTCAATTGTTTCTTGTTTAGGTTCTTCTTGTGGAATGATGATTTTGTATTTAAGATTCCTTGTTCCTACAGGTAACATAGACATTTCTTTAACTGTAAAAGTATCTGTCATAACATCAACCCATTCACAACTTGGATTCTTTACAAACCATTCAAGGAAGGTATCATCAATAGCTTGTACACCACCTTTGATTAAGTCTTGGTCTGTTGTTAGTATGATTTTTTTATGCCATTCTCTTGCTCTCCAATCAGGTGCACATTTTTCAACTCTTTTATCATCAGTTAAATACCAATCATCCATTTTAATTTTTTCTGAATCAGAAGTAATATAGAGGTTTTGGCATTTTCCTTTAGGAAATACTTTTTGAAGTGTGTATTGATTATTTAATAAAAGAGTAGTTTCTTTTAAAAATAACCTACTTGGTTTGTCTGTTGGAATTGTCCAACAATTTTTATTTTTGTTTAATTCCATTGCGTCGGTTGGCTAATTATATTTAAGTTTAAAGTAATTGAATACAGTAACCATTGCGCTTGTTTTGTTTTTAAAATGTTGCGTTCATTTATTGCAATGTTTCGTAAACGATTTATTCTATCGTACCTGTTTCGAAGTGTATCTATTCTGCTCATAATTTATTTATTATATGTTTCTAATTTAAGTTTTATAAAATCAACTACATCAATCATTTCTTTTGGATGTAATTTATCCATCATTTCAATAATTACTTTTTTATTGTGTATTGGAGAATTTAAAAATTTACTTTGCTGCTTTTCTATTTCTTTAGCTTGTTCAATCTTTGACATTAATAATAACTTATTACCAAAAGTTATTTGTATTCCTAATTTTTGGATTTCTTCTATTAACCATTCTACTGCTGTTACCTTTTTGTTGACTTCAACAATATGGTTGTCTAATTTTTTGCTCATTTGTTTTCGTTTTTTAACTTGTGTACTAATTCTTTTTGTAATCGCCATGGTTAGCTGCTTTGCCTAACTCTATAAACTCCTGGTCATCGCATTCGCCAGTATTAGTTAGTTCTAAACAGTTCTTGTAATTCTGCCATAGTATTTCTAACTTGTTTTCGTTTTCAGTGATTAAATCTAAACTCATTCTTTGTACCCTCCCTGCTCGTTATAAATTTCTATTATGTTATCTTCAGTCATCAAAATTGTTTTTATTACATTCACATAAGGTAAGCTACATAATTTTGGGCTTTCTCCTAATAACTGCTTTATTATCGTTTGAGATTGCACTTGGAATGTATCGGCTAACTTACCGATGTACTCTTGTCTTTTTAGTAGTTCTTGAACCACTGCTTTTTTTAGCCTTACTTTCTGCATAATTATAATACTTCTGCGATGTCCTTTAGCATCTTTGATACTTGGTGGAAATGGATATTAAACTCTTCTTCATTTCCTATTTCTTTGTCAGTTAAAGCAATGCTTGTATAACTCATAGCTATTGCTTCACTATCTTTTGCAAAACATACTTGTAATGCTTGTTCTTCACTTATTATTTTATAATAATAGCAAATACTTTTTCTGTACGCAGGAAGTTCTAATTCGTGCGTTTCTTCGATTGTTTTTTTAATTTTAATTTTCATTGTTTTTATTTGTTTTTAGTCGTGAGTGATTAATAATACTACATAAGCCATTAGGAACATTGCTACTACTATTAATGCTCCTAATATTATTTCTGCGATTTCGTTGTGGTTTTTCATTTTAGTAACTATAATTTTCTAAAATTTGATAAGTATAAGTAGCTGATTCATCTGATTCTTGAACTATCAAGATATGCTTTGATTTGTTTAGGCTTACTACATAGCCTCCATTTTTAGTCCAAGACCAGGCGATTTGCTCTAATTCTTTTAAGACATCTTTCTTGAACTTGTGTTCACTGTACTTTCTAACTTGTGAACTAAAACCTTCTTTTTCTTTAATAATTGCGTATTTCATAATATTTGTGTAGTGTAAGATGCTACTCCCTTTTTTGATTAATTTAAGTTTGTTAATTTGTAAATCCCTGCTTTGATTTTAGCCTCAATTTCCTTAGTACTTTCCCCTAAGTACAAGTTCCTATACTTGCTTGTGGTCTTAGAATAGTTGTAGTAGTATTCATCCAAGTAAACTACTCTTTTGCCATCCTCGAAAGTGGTCTTAACGATGTTACTGTTGTAACTTTTAAACATTCTATACTCAGAAGTGTTAATGATAAATTGATTGGCAACCTTGTTACCTTTGCTGTTTGTGAAATTTGATACTGTCATTTTTTTAGTTTTTGTTTTTATGCAGTGTAGGATGCTGCACCCCTTTAAATTTTTTAGTTAAATTTTATTTCTCTTAAACCAATACCATACAATAATTCGAATCTCGCAATCTCTTTTGAGTCTTGGCATATAGTTGCCCATAAACTTTCTGTAGTTGCTCTGTATTCAAATTGTTTTGCAAGTTTAAATTCAATGTAATCAGGGTTTACATTTAAATCTGTTGTAACACTATTATAAAGTGTTGAGCCTTCGTAAAAATTAATTGTTGTTTCCATATTGTTGTTTTTTATAGTTTTGTTCCTTTTGGACACCACGAATATAAATTTATATTATTACAAAAAAAAATAAAAAAATTAATAATTTTATAAGTAGCACATAATTAGGGAACTTATTTTTTTTAAACGACATAAAAAAACCCAAATAACTTAATATTTAGGCTAAAAAAAATTAATACTGCTCAATGGCTAACTATCTTTTTTACTTATTTCGTACTGGTGCAAAAAGTTACCAAGTTTGTCAACAAATTCCTCATTTAACCACTCATCTGAATTTGAATAGAATAATA